AATTTGTTTTCCGAGAAGAATTCTTGCATTTGTTCTTTGTACAAGTAACTCAAACTCTGCTGTCGTTTCATCCACTCGGCGTAGTTTCTTTCGCCAGAATTGATAATTTCTCCAATCCATAAATTACCTGGTGTGTCTGATGCAACAAAATTAGATACTAAAAAATCTACGATTTCTTTATCAGAATACTTACGAGAAGTCTTCTCAAACCAGTACTTATCCTTTCTTTTATTAAAGGATGTCATACTAGCACGGGTTTTTGCTCCGTACTTAAAGAAATCGTATTTTGGATTTGTAAAGTGATTTTTGAGTGACAAATAATGTTGATATGTTTCAAATGGTGTCACGATCATATAGGAAGTTTTGCTCTCGAAGTTTTTTTCATAAAGTTAAGTTGAGTCGCATCCCACTTCAGTTTTTCTTTCAGTGGTTTTGAAACTAACTTTGCAACCGATTCTACTTCAACTTCATTGATTTCGCAATAGTGGCAAATAGCATCAATATAATTGAATTTTTCTTCTGCAACAATTTTTTCAATCTCTAGGGCAAACCTAGATGGTGTTAGAAACTTCTTTTCTATTACCTGTTCCAGTTCCTTGTTCTTTTCCATAAAGTTCAAGTTTATCTCCAACAAATTTTCTAATATATTTGTCGAGCAATTTGATGTACTTTGCTTTATTTCTTTGTTCATAAACTACACATTCTCCATTTTCGCAAGACATAATAATTACAAGTTTTTTGACCATGATTCCAGTCATTTCGTAAAGCATACATCCGTATGCCATACATTGAACAAAATAGTGCTCGATCCAATCTTCTGGTTTTGGTTTTGCAGATGTCTTAAAGTCGATTATCGCTAGCTCACCGTTATATTCGGCAATACAATCAACAGTTCCAGCAATACCAAGTTCCTTACTATATAGGGAACTTTCTAAAGCATGAATATTATTTATATTATTAAGTGTTGGTTTCGCAATTTTGAATAAAAAATCTGAAATTGGTTGAACTTTAGGTAGGTCTTCATTTTTAAGGTGATGCTCAACGAGAGTGTGCATATCAGTACCACGGCTAGTTGCCTTTTTAGTGATCTGATTAGCTTTTTCTTCACCTACTTTTTTTCTCCAATTAATAAAAATTTCCTTATTAAAATGACTGGTCACCGAAGTAATGGAAACCAGTCTAATAAGATCTTCTTGATTTGGAACTTTATAATAACGAACTCCATCAATAGTTTCTCTGTCGAGAGATGGAAGATTCAAATCAATATGATTAAACATTAAAAACCTGCATCAATTTTTGCTGTAAGGTATTCTTTAACAAGACCGGATCGAACAATATCTTCGATTCCAAATTCAATTATATCAAATGATGGCATTTTACGCAATACATTCATGAAATCAATGATACCATTTCTCTCATTTGATTTAGTTAAATCGGATTGTCTTGCATCTCCACAGAAACAAATTTTGGTATTTTCCCCAACACGAGTAATAATAGAATCCAACTCATGAAAATTCATGTTTTGAAATTCATCGACAATCAGAATAGCATTATCAAGAGTAGTTCCACGAAGGAATGATGTGCTCCAAAACTTAATTGTTTCTTGAGATTTAAGATTTCCATAAAGCATCTCAAAATCTGCATCTGAAGGCATTTGGAACATATACTTGACCATATTCTTGTATGGAATCTGGTAAATATCTGCCTTATCATCATGATCCCCAGGAAGAAATCCAATTTCTCTGGTAGCAACCAGTGATCTTACAAGGTATACTTTTTCATATGGTGTGTGCTCTGAAAGCACATCCATCAGGGCATTATAAAGTGTAATGAATGTTTTACCAGTGCCTGCACAACCATATGCAACTAGATGTTTTCCTTCTTTATAAGAATCAAATAATCTTTTTTGATTTTCCGTAAGTGGATCAATATCAACCAAGTATTCTTGACTCAGAGGTTTTCTCCTCTTCATCTGCTTTGCCGTGAGACCAACCCCAATTGGTTGCTCTACAGATGATCTTTTTCTTCTTGCCATGTTAAATCTTTTTTACTGTTGAACCGGGCATTTTGGATGCTCTTCCAAGAACATCATTCCATCCAGGGTGTTTTGAAACCAGTTTATTCTGCCAATCTCCAACTTCTCCTGGAGTAGCACAACCTTCAGACCAATCTCGATGCCATTCTGGATTTTCTTTATACCATTGCGAAATGTCATGAACACTCATTTCGATAACTTTTTTCTCACCAGTTTCTTTATGAATAATAGGATAAATTGCCATAAGTCAGAATATCAAGATATTTCTATTTAGATCCACTCTAGAGCCTCAGAGACTGTAGGGAACTGTTCGGTAAACACTTGCTTACAATCCAGTGCAAGTTTCATATGCTCCTTCTGAGTGCCATTACCTGTTCTCAGAGTGATGTAATGAATCCATGAGCGACATGATCCTGTCATGTAGATTTTGGTGGGAGTTGCTAGAGGAAGCACCATACGAGCACATTCCTTTGCCACGCCAAGATCAAGCATTTGACCATAGAGTGCCATGGCAGAATCAAATAATGTCTTTGTCTGACGCTCCAGTTTATCCACAGTTACTGGATCGAGATCATCAATCGAATTTTGACGATTTTTTACATCTTGACGACGATATTCTGGAATAGGAATCTCTTCACCAAGAAGAGTTGAATCCGCATAGCGTTGTGAAAATTCTTGATATGTGAAGGATCTATGGCGAAGCACTTGGGCTGCGATTGCACGGGAACACTTGAGTTCCAGTGTCATGTAACTCTGCTCAAATACAGACCAGTGATTGTGCTTGATACAATACTTCAACAATCCAGAAAAATTCTCATTATCTTGATTGTTTGGATTCGACACACGGGCAATATATGCCATGGTCTTTTCGGCATCGGGAGTGATACTTACCAGTTTTGCATTCATTTCTTAAATCCTTTTGATGTTTCTAGTTTAATTCTATCAAGTTCTTCTTCTACCGAACGAATATTTCTTTTCATCTCTATAATTTGTTCTTCGGTATAAAGATGCTCCTGTTTTAGCATTCTTTTCAGGAGTTTTAAAAGTTTAGTTGCTCTATCAGTCATCGTCGTCCTCAAAAACTTCGTCGTAACTTACATAAGGATCGACTTGACTTTCATATTTATATGCGTCAACATCGGACAAAATTTCTGCTTTTAGTGAGTCTACCAATAGTTCTAGGTTTCGAACAATCAATTTAAGTCTTTCTCTGTCCATAAAAAGGTTCTTACTACTCACATTTTAGACAAAAAAAAGGGGGAAGTCAACCCCCCACTCTAAGATCATTTTTGAATTTTACTAAGAAGTAAAACTTCTCCGTAAATTAGACTAATGAATGCTATCATACCCAAAGAACTAAGTCCCAAGAGTTGAAAGATCATTCTTCTCCTCCTACAATTATTACCTGTTTATCATGCTTAATACCACGATAAATTTCACTAAACCAACGCTTTTGTTGGTTTGCGTGTTGCTTTTCACGACGCTCTACGGTGTCGTATGTTACACCACGATAAACTACCTTTGCCATGATTTTACTCCTAAAGAAATGGAAAGTTAACCTTCTCTGCTTACGCAGGATCCGTATTCCCGTTCCTTCAGTCGTTTGCGTCCCAGTTACAAAAATCTCTTACTGTTACAGCGTCCTTAATCGTTTCTACAAGCTCAACCTTTACGGCATCAGGTAGATCCGAATGATCTCTGATAGAGGAAATTAATTCTCTTGCCTCAGAGCAATTTAAGGTTGTATAAAGTAATAATTCAAACATGGGATGAACGATGCTCCGTTCCGCGACTTACTTGCGTCGGGTTTCCCCGATGAACGACAGGTCTATTATAGACCCGATATTCTATATAGTCAAGTGGTTGTATTAACCACTACAAAAAGTTCGGTTTGATACAACTTTTTGTATTACAATTTTAAAAAACCTTAGAGAGAAAATTTTTACCGGGATTTTTTTCCGCCGATTTTGGGAATCACTTTCGCTTTTTGGTTTCGGGTGCCTTATTGCCCCAGAGTTTTGGATTGACTGTGCCATATCCATACTCGATATTTTTTACTGATAATGCACCATAAGTATCATAGTACATATCAAACAAACTAACCTGACTCTTACAACGAGTCAAATCCATATAAGTTTCTCCATCAACAACATATGTAATCAAATACGCATCATTTGGGAGGGTCTTATCGTTTGCTAACTGGCGTGTTGTTTTTTCTTGCAAAACCTCACATCCATACTTTGGACCTAATGGTTTAATGCTAGGTTGTTCCATAGTTTTTTCTTTTTTCTTTGGCGGATCTGCCAGATTGTTTGCCATCACGAACGACCTCCCCAATGAATATCTGGATATGCTTCAGCTACAACTTCTTTAGTTATACTATACTTATCAGAAAGTTTTTTGTCTTTAATGAGACATACAATTTCTGCTTCAAGAGGATGGAGACCTTCAAGAATATTGATGAACATTGTTTCACGACGAATATTATTCATCGCATCATTTCCACCTTTAATAAAATGATAGAAATTCTTATATTCTCTACGAATTGTAGTACGACCTTGCTTATCACTAGATCCTAATGAAAAAGATCCAGTCTCATACATTTTACGAACTTCTTCAGTAATCTTAGTGCTCAGTGTTCCACTATAGACATTTTGATCATCATATCCAGAATAAGGAACTTCACCTTCTGGAAGCATTGAAATAACACTTTCATCAAAATTCCAAATAAAAATTGATTTTAAAGAAGGATGCTCATATTTTTTTAAAATTTCTACTTTTTTAGCTTTTGATCTTTGCTTTGATGCAAGACTTAGAACTTCAAATGCTAAAGGATTATTTGGAAGATCAGGAATCTTCGTCGTCGTCTTCTTCGATACTGTTGTCATGATAGTTTTCAAAATTAAATGCGATTACTTCATCAGGTATTAAATTCCCTTGGTTGTCAAACATTTCGGGATGAGGTCTTGGCACTTCCCGATAGTTCATCATATATTCTCTTGCTACCCAACCTGTTACAAGTCCCACAACAAGAAATAAAATGGTGAATAATACACCAAAAACTAAACTAAGTGCTAACATCTTCTTCCTCCGGGATACTATCTAATTTTTCCTAAATTTAAAGGAAAATTCGAAATAGATAGTTACTTCCCGATTTAGAAAGCAAACCATCTTTTCGAAAATAACGTGAAATGGTTGAGTGTGCTTTCTTTTACCTCCATTAAGAATGAATTCAACACCACGATTCTTGTGGTTCTTATTTTTATTTATGTTTGTTTTAGAAAACTCTATGTTCTCTGAGGAATTTGATTGCATCAACACATCCTCCTATTTTTTTTTCATCGCAAACAACTTGAGGGAAAGTAGAACCCTCCCCAAATTCAGAATAAAATTGCTCCTTAGTAAATTCTTTATCTAAAGTATAAACAACATGTTTACTTGATGTCAATTCTAAAACTTGCTTAATTTTATAGCAATGATGACAACCTTCTTTAGAATATACTACAAAATTCATTTTCTTTTCAAGATACATTTTTTCTTATTTAGATTTTTTTAATTACAAGATAATTTCCAATTACAAGATAATCCAAGTCGATATTTTCAAAAGTTTTAATTGCATCTTTTGGTGTCTCAACAATTGGTTGACCATTATCATTAAAAGAAGTATTTAAAAGAACGGGGCAATCCGTTTTCTCATTATACTTTTGCAGAAGTAAAGTTACTTCTGGATGTAACTTTTCATTTACAGTTTGAATTCTACAAGAAAAATCTTTATGAGTGATCGCACCAAGTTTCTTTCTTTGATGTGGTTTTACTGTTAGAGAATAAAGCATATATTCATTTGGATAGATATCCACAAAATAATCTTCTTGGTAGTCTTCAAGCATAATTCCTGCAAATGGTCTCCATTCTTCTCTATGCTTAATTCTGGTGTTCAGTGTTTCCTTATTTTCTTTGGGAGTTGGATTCATAAGGATAGATCTGGATCCAAGTGCTCTAGGACCAAATTCTGATCTATTCTGAAACCATCCAACAATCTTATTATCCGCAAGATATTCTGCAGTAATTTGACAAATATCCTCAAAGGTTTCAAATTTCTGATATTCCCACCCATCAAGTGACTCTTCAATCTCTTTATCACTATACGTGCGTCCGAGAAGTGAAATATTATGTGGAAGAGTTACCTTCTCCTTTTCCTTGAACACACCATAACATGCTGCACCAAAGGAAAGACCAGTATCATCTGGAAATGGTGGAATATGAATATTCTCTGCAATATTATTCTTACGAATAACAGAATTTGCAAGAATATTTAAGAAAACACCGCCTGCTAAACAAAGATTATTATCAATGTATCCACCCTCTTTAAGTGATTTCATATAAGCAAGCATACCTTCTTCAAAATTATGCTGCAAAGTTTTTGCTTTATTTTCTGGAGTCATATTTCCAAAAACAAAATCTTGCCCAGGAAAAGAATTAAAAGTAAGAGAAGGAATACCCTCAAAACTCTGACGATAATCTTGTTTAAATTCTTTTACATTACCATATGCAGAAAGACCCATAACCTTTCCACAAAAAGTTTCACGATACTTTGGATCAGTAATATCAATATTCTTTTTAATCATTTCGGTATAGATTTTATATGCCCATACCCAATAATAATTGCCAAAGTTATTCATCTGAGGAATTCCAGGATAATACCTGAAGATTCCCCTTTCCTTATTAAAATATCCAATTGAATGATTTTCAGTTGCAAAAGGATTTCCAGGAGCATCAAAAAGAATTGATCCAGCATTATCCATTGTAATAAATGTTCCTTCATTATAATTTGAAGAAAATACAGAAGAGTATGCATGGCAAAGGTGATGAGAAACTATCTCAACTTTAGCTTTAGGAAAGTATCTTTTAATCTTGGAGTGAAGTGTTTTATTGATATAGTTTTTATAAAAATTAGAATTTGCCATTGATGGAATGACAACTACATCAATATCTTCTTTAGAAAGATCTCCAGCAGAAAGACAATAATCGATAGATTTGCGTGGAAAATTTCCATCATATTTAATTCCACTCAACCTTTCTTCACTAATGCTTGACACATGATTTCCATTTGTGAACAAAGTCACACTAGATCCATGTGTCCAACTTTCATTCATTTGATTTTTTAATTTTGGATTGTCGGAGATTAAAACATTCCAACCAATCGCACCATAAAGACCAATTACATTCATTTGTCAACTGCTTCTACAATTTTATCAAAATCGAAGATCTCTTCATCTTCATCTACATATGGGTATTCTGCTTCAACACCAGTAAAATCAAAATCAAATAGATAACTATTTGGAAGTTTAAAGTTTGCTGGTTTCTCTGCTTGAATATTTGTGTGCATATCCCACCCAAAAACTTTGTGACTAGTTCCATTCCATAGAACAACAGATGGAAGTTTAAGTGCTGTTGCAGCGTGTTGTAAGCAACTATCAATTAAAATTCTTTTACTGCTATGCAAAAGAACACTGACCAGTTCCATGTTACTCATTGGATCTTGAATGACTTCTACGCCGTCTAGAGTCTCACTGGTGGGTTTCTTAACTTGGAAGATATGATAATCATCAGAATAATGATCAACCAATCTCTGAGCCAATGCTACAGGCATGTCTCTTGCCCATAAATATGGTCTCTGCTCACTATACAATCCACCATTAGTTTGAAGAACCATAATAGGTTTGCCGTTTGCACGACCATTCCAAAACTCTTTAGAAATCTTTTTCTGTAAAGGATTGAATTTGATTTCTGGCATCTCTCCTTTATATTCAAGACCATACATTTTACTCCAGCTTTGAACTAGAGGAAGTCTTTTATGAATATGGTCTGTAGTAAAATATGGTTCGTTGTGGAAAATTAAAGAGTCTTGATCTTCAATATAAGTTTGATAGAAATAACTCGTATTTCCTAATTGATAAACTCGATCAATGAACGGTAGATTTGTAAAAATTTCAGGATAAACAGCACATAGAATGAGTTGCCTACTTGGATGATTATTCTTGATGCATTTAGCTACTGCTGTAGCAGCAATATGTTTACCAAATCCACCTTGAACATGAAATATCGAATACTTTTGTTTTGCCATACTAACTCACTATAATTTTATTATCCTTGGTTAGGGGTGCTTTTGGTTTTAGAGAAACAATGTCGGGAGTTCCCCAAAACTCAAGACGTTGTTTGTTTTGTTTATAGAGATCTAAAATTTCTTCTGGAAGAACAGATGATGGATTTTTTGAAGTCTTTCTCAATTCTGAGCGAACTTCGTGCATATCTGCTAAACCATATGTTGAAATATCATCTTCTCTATTTGAATTATGAAGAGAATCAAAATGATGTTCATATGGTTCCTCATCAAGAAACTCATAAACCTTTGACATTGTTTCTTCAGGTCTTTCTACAAGATCATTATAATCTATGAAGTGCATTTTGTCACGCATACCTTGAACGAATCCTTCCATGATAGCATTTAAAGATTCATAAACAATACCACCACCATTCAAAAGATACATACAACGATTATAATCATTAATTGGTGTATTTGTTTTTACAAGTTGTTCATCAACGAAATTGATTCTTGGTTGACCCTCTCGAAAAGGATTGCGATGAACCATTGAAAGAATAGATGCAAGGATTTCATCTATTTGACGAACTGGAACAAGAATCTTTGCTTGTTGACCAATGTAGTTCTCAATATACGGAACTCTAGCAGTCCATGCACGATTTTTGTCAAATACAACTGATTTTTTTATATCACTGTAAAAATGATATGGAATGCTGCCTATAATTTCTCTTACTTGATCTGGTTTTGGATAACCATGATACAACTCATTGCTTGTGAAATTTTCCTCCACAGCATACATTGCACCAAGAACAGGGCTTGATGGTCCCGAATAAAAATTTGGATTTTGATTTAAAATAGACGAAAGCAAAGTACTTCCAGATCTAGGAAGACCAGCCATAAAATAAAATTTCTTATTCATTAATAATATATTTTTTTTTATTTATTATACATCTGCAGTGTTAGTGCTTGGATAAGATCTCCCTGCCCCCCAAATAATTCTTACAGCACCTTGACCTCCAACACCACCTGCACGATTTGTATCATCTTCAGCTCCACCGCCACCTCCACCGTAACCACCACCATTTCCACCAGATGCTCCACTGCTTCCACCAGATCCACCAGTTCCGGGATTACCAGTGTTGCCACCATTACCATTTATTCCTTGACCATTTAGACCTACACCGCCTCCACCATTATTTTGCGTTCCACCACCTGATTGTCCGCCTCCGCCTCCGCCTCCGCCACCAGTACCAGCATTGCCACGACCGCCGTTACCAGTTCCTGCATTACCTCCATTACCAGAATATCCAGCAGCACCACCGCCACCGCCACCGCCATTATTATTTTGTGAAGAACCACCAAGACCACCAGAACCACCACCATCTCTTTCAGTTCCAGAACCACTTCCTCCACTTCCTCCACTTGAAGCATTAGTTCCACCATTACCACCATTTGCTCTCAATAGTGATGTTGCCCCTCTAGCAATCTGACTAAATCCACCTTGCCCTCCAGCACCAGTGCCACTTCCACCATTTCCACGTAAACCAACGGTAATAGTTAAAGTTTCTCCCGGTGTAACAGTAAAAGTTCCATATGCAAGACCTCCACCACCTCCACCAGCTCCTGACCAAGCACTAGTTCCAGGAGATCCACTAGCACCTCCACCAGCACCAATTACAACAGCAGAAACTGAATTGACACCAGATGGAACTGACCAATTAAATGTTCCATTTGTTTGAAATGATTGTTGACCCTCAGGAATGATTTGAATTGGAGTTACATTAAGATTTGAACTTACTCCACCACCAAAACCATTGAGACCTAAAATTGGAGACATAGTATTATGAGAAGTTGGTTAAATTAGCAAGAACTGTATAAACACCACTTGCAGTTTTAATTATTGTATAAGTGTATATATCTCTACCACTAGCACCTCCAGTAGAAGGAGCACTTCCACCATTCCAATATTCTGTTTGACTAGATCCATCTATAGTAAGTTGTGCAGAATATCCAGCAGAAGCAGCAGTTGTAATTAAACTTACAGTGATTGCTTCACCAACTCCCATCACACTATTCAATGAAGTGCTAGAGTTATATCTAATATTTGGCGTAGATGTTGTATTTTCTGCCACTGTAAATAAATGAACCATTCCATCTTCAAGATTAATATTTGTGCTACTACTTAAACGATTAGATACAACATTTACTTTTTCTCTTAATCCACCATCTAAAAATACGCTACCAACAACATGAAGTTTTGCAGTAGGATTAGCAACACCAACACCAAGATAATCAGAAGCAATCGTAGGAACAATTGTTGTTGTTCCGCTCGCATCAACATTAATTTTTGCAATACCTGAAATATCATTAACGGAAAATATAGATCCACTCGAAAGATTATTATTAACAGAGAAAACTTGACCTGAATTTCCCTCCACACTCAGAGTTCCGTTATTTGTCGTATATGATTTAATTGTAAGTCTATTTGATGCTGATGCGCTTGTTGGAGAAATTATAGCACAACAAGCAACATGCAATTTAGCTGCAGGAGATGTGATTCCACCAACTCCAAGATTGAATGAACTGTCGCCTGAAAGCCAATAATTTGTTCCTTGACCAACGACAAATTGACAACTGGCAGTTGTGCTTGGAAAATCAATATCAGCTCCAATTGCAACATTAGAATTTCCTGATGTTAAATTACAACCAGCAGATACTCCCAAAAATGTATTGCAACATCCAGTTAAATTGCAACGACCAGCGTTAAATCCAAGAGCAGAATTGTAATCGCCACCTGTTGTGCAATATAAACTGCTATCTCCTACAGCACTATTATTATTTCCGCTGGTTTGAAATCGTAAAGACTCTTTACCAACGGCGACATTATCATTACCTGCACCATTACAATATCCAGAATTTACTCCAAGGAAAACATTACAACACCCACTTGTGTTATATCTACCTGCATTAATACCTAGAAAAGAGTTATTATTTCCTGTTGTTCTTTCTCCAGCATATCTACCAAGAAAAGAATTTCCACTAGCAGTAGTTAAACGATGACCAGAACATCTTCCAATTGCAACATTATAACAACCACTTGTTATACAATATCCAGATATCTCACCTAAGAATATATTATAATCACCACCAGAACCAAATGATCCACCACCACCAGCATTACATCCTATCGCAATATTAAGACATGCAGTTCCAGAAGAAGCATTATAACTTCCACCAGCTCCTGTTCCGCCAAATAAATTTCCATCAGCATCTTGCGAAAATCCAGCAGAAACTCCTGTAAGACCAGATCCATCACCACTAAAACACGTTGCAGTTAATGTTCCAGTACTAGGTTGAAATGTTAGTTTAGTATTAGAAACCTTTACGCCATCATTACCAGTTGTTGCATCTCCAATATGAACATAATGTGTAGAAGTTGATGAAGTATCATTAGTAATTGCAACGTTCGCTGCATTTGTAGCATCTGTAGCAGAAGCAACACTTCCCGAAGATGTCACATAAGCATTGGAATCAACACTTCCGTCTGCTTTCAAAAATTGAGAACTAGTTCCAGAAGATTTTACAATTGAAGATGCTGTTATAATCCCAACATTATTTAAGTTGCGATCATCACTAATTACAGTTGTTCCTGCTACCTTGATTGCCATCTACCGTCCTCGTATACACTGGGTAGTTTTTAGTATTTAGACAATCAGTTTAATTTGGAAAGTTGATCTCTCAGTTCATTAATTTGAGATTGTTGATCTTTAACAACTTCAATCAGAAGACCGATTAAACCATTATAATTAACAGTTTTTGGATCAGTATCATTTACAATTTCTGGAATAATTTCTTGAACTTCATCTGCAATAACGCCCATCGCTGGTTTGGAATTTTCTAACCAATTAAAAGATACACCACGAAGTTGATTTATCTTCAAAATTGGATCACTAATAGTTGCAATATTTGTCTTTAGATTTCGATCCGACGTTGTATTGAAATCAGTTGCAGTAACTTCACCAATGACTTGAAGTTTTGTTGTAGGTAAGGCAGTTCCAATACCAACATTAAATGAAGAATCTCCTTCAATCCAAGAAGTTCCCCCAGCACCAACAACTAGTTGATGATCTCCAGTTTTAGACCAGGCTTGCTTCATCTGGTCTCCAATAATTACATTACCAGATCCACTGGTATGATCTTTTCCTGCACATGAACCCAGGAATGTATTTCGACTTCCCGTTGTTAAAAGACCAGCATCAAATCCAAGGAAAGTATTGCAACACCCATCTTGATTCGTATATCCAGCACATCTGCCAATTGCAATATTGTAATTTCCTTCATCAATCTGTCTTCCAGAATTATTTCCAAGGAAGATATTATTAGATCCCGCCCATCCACTTGAAGTTCCACATCCAGACAACGTCCCAAGAGCAATATTATGATCACCCGTGCAAATGTTGCATCCAGCCTGTTTTCCAACGAAAATATTACAATTACCGTTGTTTATTGAATTTGCACTACCTGCTCCAGCACAATCACCAATGAAAACATTTGATACAGAAACGAAATTATTAGATCCAGTTAACGTTCCGAGGAATATATTATTAGTTCCGGTGTTAGTAGAGCATCCAGTATCTCCACGACCAGCACAAGCACCTATGTAAATTGATCCGCAAGTATTACTTACGCAATCACCACCTACACAAGTTCCCATGAAAATAGAATCGCTATTACAGAAACTGCATATCGCGGCGCCATTACCTATAGCAATGCTATTGGATGATGCTTGAACACAACACATACTTTGATATCCAATAGCAACGGAACAACTTGATGTTCCATTGAAACATCTCATTGCATTGCATCCAATCGCAACATCAAATGATCCAGAAGTTCCAGATTGATGATTTCCTTGCCCTAAGAAAACACTTCCACATGTATTATCAAGATGTATTTTTCCGATAACACTTAGTTTTTCTTGCGGAGCAGTGGAATTAATACCAACATTGTAATCACAATTACCATTAATCCAAGCAGTGGATCCACTACCAACGAGAAGTTGATTACTTCCATTTAAAATTGGGAAATTAAGTGATCCACCATTATTACCTAGATATACATTATTACTTCCAGTGCAATTTAAACATCCTGCACCACAACCCAAGAAAACATTAGAATTACCACTGGTATTACGTAAACCAGATTGTCTACCTAAAAATGTATTAAAACAAGCATCAACAGATAGACATCCAGAATCATCACCAACGAAAGTATTTGAAGATCCATTATTGATATTTGTACCAGATCTTGATCCTAGCATTACATTCCTGGATCCATCATTAATGCCTTGACCTGCTGCCGCACCAATAAGAACATTTATTTGAGATGCATTGGAGCATTCACCTGCTTGAGTTCCTAAGAAAACATTATTTCCGAAAGCAGTATGATTATATCCAGATTTACATCCAATAAAAACGTTGGAATCTCCAGTTGTTAAATTATGACCTGCGCAATTTCCTAAAACAATATTACTTGCACCAGAAGTAATTGAATATGCTGCACAATTTCCAAGGAATATATTATAAGATCCTGTTGAATCTACAGAACCATATCCTGCACAGAATCCTAAAGAAATATTATTATTTCCAGTAGTTACTCTATAACCAGATTGATGCCCAGAGAATACGTTATAACATCCATCAGTATTACAGAATCCACTATATCTTCCTAAAAATACGTTACTATCACCTTCATTTAAATTATATGCGGCAGAATATCCAATTGCAACGTTAAATCTTCCTTGATTTACTGCAGGATCATATCCACCACCGGAATTTGAACCTGCAAATAAATTGAAATCAGAATCTTCTTTGAATCCCAATCCAGTCAGATATTGACCATCACCATAATAAGTTACAATACCTGATGCTGCAGTAATAATACCAGAAGAAACTTCAACTGTTCCTAAAGTAGAAACTCCAGAAACAGAAAGTTGTGTAACAGAAGCAATTCCACCAATAACATCTGTAGTTGTAGAAGCAGAACTTACTGAGAAAGTGGCAGAATTTACCCATGTTGGAGAACTTCCAGATCCATTACTTTGAAGAAGATACCCGCTCGTTCCGTTTGTTAACGTAGAAGTAGCATTATTTCCTGTTTGTAGTACTAACTCATTTGTAGCATTAATACTTAAATCTGTTGCTAATCCAGCATTTGTTGCTGTTGCAGCATTTCCAGATGTATCTTGATTACCAGAAGTATTAACACCAGGAAGATCAATGTCTCCTGTTCCGTCAAATGATACTCCACCAATATTTCTAGCAGTTTCTAAAGCCGTTGCTGTTGCAGCATTTCCAGATGTATCTTGATTACCAGAAGTATTAACACCAGGAAGATCAATATCAGCAGTTCCGTCAAATGATACTCCACCAATATTTCTAGCAGTTGCTAGTGAAGTTGCAGTTCCTGCATTTCCATCAAAAGTAGTAGCAGTAATTACTCCTGCACTAAAATTACCACCAGAGTCACGAACAACTATTTTATCTCCTGTATTGGCAGAAGTTGCATCAACACCAATTGTTATCGCAGCAGATCCATTATATGTTGTTCCAGAACTATAAGTAACATAATTTCCCTTTGTTAAACTATTACTTACTGCATTTGCTGTTCCAGTAAATGTAGTTCCATCAAATGTAGTTCCCGTAAAAGTAGTTCCATTAAAACTTGTTGCAGAAATATTTGTATCTGACATTGTAATGCCAGAACCAACTGCCAACCTTACTCCACTTTGGAATTCAGTAGTTCCAACACCAAGAGCATAGTTAATTAAAAATGCATCAGTTCCTAATCCACTAAATGCTCCAGCTCGATACCATTGTATCTTTTTATATGTTACTGGAAGAGTTTCAATTCCAGCAATAACTAAATCAACTAAAGGTGTTCCTTCTGTAGAAGCAATGGCAATACCACCACTATTAGCAGTAATATCTGTAGACGCATCATCACCATCAATATTTGTCGTATATCCGACAATAACATCTGGGTTTGTAGTTCTCAGAATTGTTTCGGTGACAAAAGCAGTTGTTCCACCAAGAGTAATATTTCCAGATACATTCAAATTTGAATTGACCTGCAAATCTCCAGCAATTGTCGGATTTCCAGGTATTGATGTATTATTGGCTAGTGAAATTGTTGGTGTTGAACCTTCTCCAGTTCCACCAGTTACATCAATTTGACCAGCAGTTCCTGTAATAGAATCGACATAATCACCAGTCGTATCCGATCCTAAACCAACTTGTGCAATAATTGTTGCACCAATTCCTGAAGAACTTGCAATTAATCCACTTCCAAAATTAACAATTGAAACGCTATCCGCTGTTCCAACAGTAGATCCATCTTCTTGGATTGTAATACCACCAAAAGATCCAGAAGCAGCACTTACATCACTCCATATTGGAGCAGATCCACTCCAAAGAATAATTTGACCAGTTGATGCTGAGCTAGCGTCTAAAAATGTTGTTGTATCTGCAGCAGATTGATATGGTATATCTCCAGTATCTCCTCCTTTTATATTTGTCGAAATACCTGCATCAGTTGCAAATCCTGCAAAAGAAGCATAAGTAGAGAATCCAGCTGTTGTTGCAAAAGCTGCTGCTTCTGCTGCTTTTGCATCAATGATATCAATAATATTTTCACCGTTTGCATAAATTGCAGTAGCACTTAAAATACCAGTAGAACCAAAAAATAAAATTGACGTTCCAATTCCAACAGTATACTGAGTCTCAGAAACTAGGGTATTAATTCCTATAAAGTTACTGTCTTCATCAAAGTTTAAAACCGACCCAAATTGAGAGAGCTCTCTGTTGTTAGTCATCGCTTAAAATATCGTACTTTTTTGGTTATCTATAAAGATATTTATGTGAAAGGTATTATCCATATTGAAGATCAATTGCATCATAAAGAGTGTAAACCTGTGGAGTATCATAAATGTATGCTGATCCTTGATTATTAAAACCAATATTATCAAGACGAGCACCAACAACGATCTTACCGGATCCTGCTGCGACTGAGTATCCAAAATTATCACCAGAAGCACCATTAGAGGCAGTAATAATTTCTAGTTGATTGCCATCTAGATCATAAATGTATGCTGCTCCTTTATTGGAATTAACATCCCCACTACAACCAACAACGATCCTACCGGATCCTACTGCGACTGGCCATCCAAATTTATCATCAGCAGAACCATCAGAAGCAGTTATTTTAACTTCATTGGTTCCATCTAGATTATAAATGTATGCTGAACCAGAATCACTACCATTATCATTATCAAAAGGAGCACCAACAACGATCCTACCGGATCCTACTGCGACTGATCTTCCAAATTGATCACCAGCAAAATTATCAGAAGCAGTTATTTTAACTTCATTGGTTCCATCTAGATCATAAATGTATGCTGATCCAGAGGCACTACCATTATCATCATCACCATAAGAACCAACAACAATTTTACCGGATCCTACTGCGACTGAAAATCCAAAAAAATCACTAGCAGCACCATCAGATGCTCTGATTTTAACTTCATTGGTTCCATCTAGATCATAAATGTATGCTGATCCAGAGGCATTACCATTATCATCATCAAAAAATGCACCAACAACAATTTTACCGGATCCTACTGCGACTGACCATCCAAAATAATCACCAGCAGTACCATCAGAGGCAGTAATAATTCCTAATTGGTTACCATTTAGGTCAAAGATGTATGCTGATCCAGTTAAATTACCATTATAATCATCACCATAAGCACCAACAACAATCCTACCGGATCCTACTGCGACTGACCATCCAAAATTATCACCACCAGCACCATCAGAAGCAAGTATTTTTTTATTCTCAGTAGTTCCAATACCAGCATTGATATTATAAATGTATGCTGATCCAGAACCAGCACCATTATCATCATCAGCATAAGCACCAACAACGATCCTACCGGATCCTACTGCAACTGAGTTTCCAAAATAATCATCATCAGCAGCATCAGATGCTTTAATTTTAAACTCATTTGATGGAATAGTAGTTACATCACCACTTTCCCACATATAAGGAACACCATTATCAGTATATGCTGCTCTGATAGCAGTTCCTACACCAACTTTGAAAGTCATTTATTATCTCCCATCTAGTTGATCTAAAAAATGTGTTTGTTTTGGAGTATCATAAATGTAAGCTGATCCTTGAGTATTAACTGCAACATCTCTAGAACCAACAACAATTTTACCGGATCCTACTGCGACTGATTGTCCAAAATAATCACTAGCAGCACCATTAGAAGCAGTAATAATTCCTAGTTGATTGCCATCAAGATCAAAGATGTATGCTGATCCTTGATTATTATTAGAACCAATATCATCATAACGAGCACCAACAACGATTCTACCGTTTCCTACTGCAACTGAGATTCCAAAATTATCACCAGGATTACCATCAGAAGCAGTAATAATTCCTAATTGATTACCATTTAGGTCAAAGATGTATGCTGATCCCTGATTACCATTAGAACCAACATCATGACTATAAGCACCAACAACGATCCTACCACATCCCACTGCGACTGAGTTTCCAAAAAGATCTGTAGCACTACCATCAGAAGCAGTAATAATTCCTAATTGGTTACCATTTAGGTCAAAGATGTATGCTGATCCTTGAGCAACATTAGAACCAACATCATCAGCAATAGCACCAACAACGATCCTACCGGATCCTACTGCAACTGAGAATCCAAAAAAATCACCAGCAGCACCATCAGAAGCAGTAATAATTCCTAGTTGATTACCATTAAGGTCAAAGATGTATGCTGATCCTTGAGCATTATTAGAACCAACATCATCAGAAGGAGCTCCAACAACGATCCTACCGGATCCTACTGCAACTGAGTATCCAAATTCACCACCAGCAGCAACATCAGAAGCAGTAATAATTCCTAGTTGATTGCCATTAAGATCAAAGATGTATGCTGATCCTTGATTATTATTTTGAGAAGCACCAACAACGATCCTACCGGATCCTGCTGCAACTGAGTCTCCAAAATGATCATTAGCAGCACCATCAGAAGCAAGTATTTTTTTATTCTCAGTAGTTCCAATACCAGCATTGATATCATAAATGTATGCTGATCCTTGATCAGCATTAGAACCAACAACATCATTACGAGCACCAACAACGATCTTACCGGATCCTACTGCAACTGAGGCTCCAAAATCATCCCCAGCAGCACCATCAGAAGCAGTTATAATGCCAACCTCAGAAGAATAGATATTCGTACTAAACCCAGTTGTTCCTATAAAAAAAGAATTGTTATCAACGATAATACTATTATTCGTTTTAAATGCAAAAGACATACTTCACATTTTTCTAGTATTTATAGGTTTCCAAGATCTCATCAAAATATGAACTTTGATCTTGTGGTAAATTAAAAATGTATGCTGATCCAGATTCATTACCATTGTCATCATCACGAGAAGCACCAACAACGATCCTACCAGATCCTGCTGCAACTGAGTATCCAAACCAGTCAACAGCAGCACCATCAGAAGCAGTTATTTTAACTTCATTGGTTCCATCTAGATCATAAATGTATGCTGATCCAGATGCACCACCATTATCATCATCAGCATAAGCACCAACAACGATCTTACTGGATCCTACTGCAACTGATCTTCCAAAATTATCATTAGCAGCACCATCAGAAGCAGTAATAATTCCTAATTGATTACCATTTAGGTCAAAGATGTATGCTGATCCTTGATTATTATTAGATCCAATATCATTAAAAGGAGAGCTAACAACGATCCTACCGCTTCCTAATGCAACTGAGAATCCAAATTGATCATCAGCAGCACCATCAGAAGCAGTAATAATTCCTAATTGATTACCATTTAGGTCAAAGATGTATGCTGATCCTTGATTATTATTAGAACCAACCTCATGAAAAGGAGCACCAACAACAATTCTTCCATTTCCTACTGCAACTGAATATCCAAAAGAATCACCATTAGCACCATCAGAAGCAGTAATAATTCCTAATTGATTACCATCAAGATCAAAGACGTATGCCGATCCCTGATTAACATTAGAACCAACATCATCAAGATAAGCACCAACAACGATCCTACCACATCCTACTGCAACTGACGATCCAAAACGATCATCAGCAGCACCATTAGAAGCAGTAATAATTCCTAATTGATTGCCATCAAGGTCAAAGATGTATGCTGATCCTTGATTAAGATTAGAACCAATATCATCATTACGAGCACCAATAACGATTCTACCGTTTCCTACTGCGACTGAGAATCCAAATTGATCATCAGCAGCACCATCAGAAGCAGTAATAATTCCTAATTGGTTACCATTAAGATCAAAGATGTATGCTGATCCTTGATCAGCATTAGAACCAACATTATGACCATAAGCACCAGCAACGATCCTACCGGATCCTACTGCGACTGAGTATCCAAAAAAATCATTAGCAGCACCATCAGAAGCAAGTATTTTTTTATTCTCAGTAGTTCCAACTCCAACTCTAGAAAAAGACTCATGAACATAAGTTCCATAATCAATAACAGTTGTAACTCCAACTTTAAAAGTCATTTTTTCAACCTCTCAGTTCGTTAACTTGATTTTGCAGATCCTTGATTGCTTCAACCAACAATCCAACCAAATTTCCATAAGATACTGATTTTGTTCCATCACTTGCAGTATTTACAACTTCTGGAATGATTTGTTCAACGTCTTGTGCAACCAATCCAATTGATGGTTTATCATTATCTACCCAATCAAATCTAACACCTTCAAGTTGCTTCACAAGTTCGGATGCATTTTCAATTGGTCTAATGTTCTTCTTCTTACTTCTATCAGAAGTTGATGTTACAGAAAGAGCAGAAAGATTTCCTGGCATTGTAACATCATAAGAACTATCACCAGTAATCCAATTAGTGGATCCAGCACCAATTGCTAATTGATTACTTCCATTTATAATAGGAAGATTTCTTGCACCAATAACAACGTTTAAATTTCCAGTGCAATTGTCCTCTCCTGCATTTCGACCAATGAAGATATTACCACATCCAGTGGTGTTGTTGCATCCTGCTTGATAACCAAAGAAGTTATTATAACATCCAGAGGTGTTGCATAATCCTGCAAAATATCCAATGAAGTTATTATAATCTCCATTATTGTAGAATCCTGCTTTATTACCAAAGAAGTTATTAGCATTTCCCAAGCAGCTCTTGTATCCTGCACACGCACCAAAGAAGTTATTACAAGATCCAGTGGTGGTGAATCTTCCTGCTCCATCACCAATAAAGTTATTTTTATCTCCAGTGGTGTTGCAGTATCCTGCAGAAAAACCAATGAAGTTATTATAACATCCAGTAGTGTTGCTGTATCCTGCGTCTCGACCTAAAAAGTTATTATAACATCCAGTGGTGTTGTTTCTTCCTGCACAACTACCAATGAAGTTATTATAACATCCAGTAGTGTTGTCGCATCCTGCACGATTACCAAAGAAGTTATTACAAGATCCAGTGGTGTTGCATAGACCTGCAGAAGAACCAATGAAGTTATTATTATCTCCGGTATTGCAGTATCCTGCACTATTACCAAAGAAGTTATTATAATTTCCATCAGTGTTGCAGTATCCTGCAAATAAACCAAGGAAGTTATTATGGGATCCAGTGGTGTTTATACTTCCTGCTCGACAACCAATGAAGGTATTATGACATCCAGTTCTGTTCTCATATCCTGCACAGAAACCTAAGAAGTTATTATGGGATCCAGTGGTGTTAGAGAATCCTGATAGATAGCCAATGAAGTTATTACAAGATCCAGTGGTGTTGCAATATCCTGCAAATAAACCAAAGAAGTTATTATAAGATCCACTTTCGTTATTTGTTCCTGCTTGATTACCTAAGAAGTTATTATAACCTCCAGTGATATTGGAGGATCCTGCATAGTCACCTAAGAAGTTATTATTACCTCCAATGGTGTTGCATCTTCCTGCATTTCGACCTAAGAAGTTATTATAATTTCCAGTGGTGTTGGAGTATCCTGCACATCGACCAATAAAGATATTATGATATGCAGTGGTAATATTTGCACCAGAACTCTTACCTATCGCTACGTTATTGGATCCAGTAGTGTAATCAGATCTACTGGAGCTTCTACCAGCGTTTTCACCTAAGTAAATATTGTTGTCACCTCGGTTCCAGTATCCTGCTTCATTACCAATGGCGATTGAGTTGCTATTGGTTTGGTTACAGTATCCTGCTTGATTACCAAAGAAGTTATTATAACATCCACTGATATTAAATCTTCCTGCATTATCACCAAAGAAGTTATTATAACATCCAGTGGTGTTGCAGTATCCTGCACATGATCCAATGAAGGTATTACAACCTCCAGAGGTGTTGTTGTATCCTGTTTGATTACCAAAGAAGTTATTATCACTTCCAGTGGTGTTGGATCTTCCTGCATTTCGACCAAAGAAGTTATTATAACATCCAGTGGTGTTGGAGAATCCTGCTAGTTGACCAAAGAAGTTATTATTACTTCCAGTGTCATTGTTTTGTCCTGCTTGGTTTCCAATGAAGTTATTATTACATCCAATACTGTTGCAGAATCCTGCTTGACTACCAAAGAAGTTATTATTACTTCCACTGTCGTTGGTTTTTCCTGCATTAGTTCCAAAGAAGTTATTATTACATCCAGTGTCGTTGCTTCCTCCTGCACATAGACCTATGAAGTTATTAAGAGATCCAGTGGTGTTGCATTTTCCTGCACCACAACCAATGAAGTTATTATAACATCCACTGGTGTTATAGTATCCTGCACATTGACCAATGAAGGTATTACAACCTCCAGTAGTAATATTTGCACCAGAACTCTTACCTATTGCTACGTTATCAGTTCCAGTAGTGTTAGCAGTTCTAGTTAAGCTCCTACCAGCGTTTTCACCTAAGTAAATATTATTGTCACCTCGGTTCCAGAATCCTGCTTGACAACCAATGGCGATTGAGTTGCTATTGGTTTCGTTGCAGTATGCTGCACATTGACCAATGAAGTTATTATTACTTCCAGTGGTGTTATTGCATCCTGCTCTATGACCTAAGAAGGTATTAAAACTTCCAGTAGTGTTGAATTTTCCTACTTGAGAACCAATGAAGTTATTTTGACTTCCAGTGGTGTTGCAGTATCCTGCATTAGCACCAATGAAGTTATTTGAACCTCCAGTGGTGTTGCAGTATCCTGCTCTTTGACCTATGAAGTTATTAAAACCTCCAGTGGTGTTGCCAAATCCTGCTTCACCACCAATGAAGGTATTATAATCTCCAGTGGTGTTGCGAAATCCTGCACAACGACCAAAGAAATTATTAGAACATCCAGTGGTGTTGCAGTATCCTGCATATAAACCAATGAAGTTATTAACAATTCCAGTAGTAATATTTGCACCAGAACTCTTACCTATTGCTACGTTATTGGATCCAGTAGTGCAAGCAGATCTACTGGAGCTTTTACCGGCGCATTCACCTAAGTAAATATTATTGTCGCCTTGGTTCCAAAATCCTGCTTCCTTACCAATAGCGATTGAGTGACTATTAGTTTGGTTGAGATTTCCTGCTTGATTACCAATGAAGGTATTATGACATCCAGTGGTGTTGGAGCATCCTGCTTGATTACCAATGAAGTTATTATTACCTCCAATGGTGTTGCATCTTCCTGCTCTTTGACCAATGAAGTTATTCAAAGATCCAGTGCTGTTGTCGCATCCTGCATAACGACCAATGAAGTTATTATAACATCCAGTGGAATTGGAGCGTCCTGCTTGATTACCAATGAAGTTATTATCAAATCCAGTGGTGTTGCTGACTCCTGCATAACGCCCAAGGAAGTTATTATAACACCCAGTGGTGTTGCATAGACCTGCGTAAGAACCAAAGAAGTTATTATGATTTCCACTATCGTTGCAGCACCCTGCCAGTGTTCCAAAGAAGTTATTATAACTTCCAGTAATGTTATTGTGTCCAGCACTTTTACCAAAGAAATTATTATAAGCTCCAGAGGTGTTGCGAAATCCTGCACTTTCACCAATCGCTATGTTATGAGTTCCAGTAACCCCACCAGATCCTCCATAAAGTGCTAAAGCACCAATTGCAACATTATGATCAGTTTTATTACAAAATCCTGCTTCTTTACCAAGTAAAACATTACAATCACCACCACAACAAATACCTGCTAAGTATCCAATAGCTACATTATGGCAAGAAGATGATTGTAAAAGTGCTCCCGCCTGCTTACCAAATAAAATATTATAACTGCCACAATTTGCACAACCAGCAAGAGAACCTAACATTACATTCTCTTGTCCGCGAGAATCGCTACCAGCAAGACATCCAATCATAACAGATTTGCATGTGCAAGCAGTAATTCCTGCACAGAAACCAATTATAGTAGATTCTTTTGCACAACCTAAATTGCTACCAGCAAGATAACCAATAACTGTTGAGTAGCTAACACATCCATTCGAAGCATTAGGATTCGAAACTGCAGAATAACCAATTATAGTATTTGCATCATTGCCTAATTTATTTGCTAAGCAGAATCCAGATTCATATCCAATAGTAATATTTCCTACATTGCAAGTATTTGTAGCAAGAGCACATTCTCCTATAGCAACATTTCTTTCCCCAGAAGTATTAGAAAATCCAGCACACCTACCGAGAAAAATATTATCAAAACTATCTGAAAGATTAAATCCAGCCTTACAACCTATGGCAATATTACTATAAAAACTATTGTTACCTATGTTGGAATCACCATAACCAGCACATTGACCCATAAAAATATTATAACAAGAAGCTCCTAAATTGCGACCTGCTTGATCACCAAATATATTATTATATTTGGAGTTAGTTCCACTATATCCAGCAGCATTTCCAAAGAAGTTATTATAATGTCCGCATCTAGCATAAGCACCCGCTTCACATCCTATCCAGTTATTATTACAAGCAATACATGATTTATGACCAGCCCCATATCCAAGAAAGTTATTAAAGTTTCCACCAGTTGTGCTATTGAGACCATGATCTCTTCCTGCAATATAACCAAGGAATGTATTATAACAACCATAACAATCATTACATCCAGACTGTTGACCCACATAGATGTTGAAGTCTGAGCATGTAGTTTGTCTTCCAGACTCGTTTCCCAAAAATATATTACAAGCCCCATAGTTAGCATCACCACCAGTAGCATTACCAATAAAAATTGAACCTCTTTGACAAAGGGATTCTGATCCAGCGTAACACCCTATAAAAGTGCTTTCACTAACTTTACAAGCATTACGTCCTGCTTTATAACCAATAAAGTAACCATTATTAGTGCAACATTGTGTATTACATCCTGCATCACATCCAATAAAAATACTTAAAGTATTAGTTCCATGGTTTTCACCAGCATGTCCACCTAAGAAAACATTTGCTCCTCCATTAGCAGGACATGCTTGACAACCAGCTTTATATCCAATAGCAACATTACTATCAGTATGGCTCAGTCTACCAGCACAAACACCAATATATACATTACAATTTCCACTCTCAATACTACTACACCTTAAACAGTATCCAGCTTCTGCACCAATAGCAATATTCTGGAAATCAGAGCCATTTTCTGTATAATATCCAGCACATCTTCCAACAAAAATATTATCAGTTCCAATTCCACTACTCTCTCCATTCCCAAGGAATCCAGACTTAGATCCTAAGAATATATTATTATCCCCAGTAGCATTTGGAGTGATACAATAGTTTGCAGAATATCCAATTGAAACATTGCAACAAGCACTACCAGATGCAGCGCTATAAGTTCCTCCAGCACCAGTTCCTGCTTGCAAATTCTCATCATCATCTAAAGTAAATACTGCAGCAGCAACACCTGTTAAGAAACTTCCATCACCATAATAAGTTACAACACCAGATGTTGCAGTAATAATACCAGAAGAAACTTGAACTGTTCCTAAAGTTGAGGCTCCAGAAACATTAATTTGCTGCGCTGTTAAATCTGTAGCAGTAGTAACTCCTAAAGTAGAAATTCCAGAAACACTTAAATTACTACCAATATCAACACTTTCGCTAATATCAACATCACCATCAACATCCAATTTTGCTGTTGGGTTTGTAGTTCCAATACCAACACTAAGATCAGATGTTATTACTAAAACATCACCATTCGAATTAACACCTAAAGTATTTGCAGTTCCAATTTGAATATATTGTAAGGGATTTGTAGTTCCAATCCCAATATTATTTACTCCTTCAGTAAACGTTACATCATCATTAAATGTTGATAAACCAGTAACATTTAAACTATTTAAAGCTCCATCAGAAAAAGAAACATCACCTACAGTTAAATCACCATCAATTTTTACATTTCCAACAATATCAACCGTAGATGTTGGAGAAACACTATTAATACCAATATTACCACCACTTTCTGCAAGTAATACAGTGCCACCTACGCCAATTTCTAGACCGCGCTTTACTCTAAAATTCTGATCAGCCAAGGTTCACTATCCCCTATGCTAGTTTACTTTTTTATATTTATGGGAAAAGTTTATTAGCAGTGAAATTGACCACATAATTTGTTGTTGTAGCTGCTCCAGCAGTTGCTACGATACGAATATATCCTCCAGCAACATCGACATTAAATGATGCTACAGAAGAATTATTATAAACAGTACCATATTCGGAAACATATGCTGCTGTTCCATCAGAAACAGCAAGTAACTTAGTGAAATGATAGTTTGTTCCTTCAGTTGCCTGAACAGAATACTCAACTGTTCGATAAACAGTGGCATCCAAATCATCATACAATGCAGTTGGATTAGTATCAGTTGTAATTCCAGTAATGGTATTGGAATACGTCATTGTATTCGCAAAACCAGTGTTTGATGTAATGATTCCAGAAATTATTACATTATCAGGTAATCCAATTGTAATTGTTTCATTTAGCGCCGATGTTTCAATCTCATTTGCTGTTCCAGAAATAGTTAATGTTTCTGTATCAAGAATAACATTTCCAGATCCACTATCAGCAGAAATACTTAAATCAGTAGCATCTACATATGCTTTAATTGATTGTTGAGTAGCAAGAGAAGTATCACTATTAGAAGTAAGATCATCTTCATCTAAGATTGTTGTTACTCCTACTCCAGATCCTACAATAATAGAAGTTACACCAACAACTCCCAGTGTTGTAATTCCAGCAACAAATAGATTTCCAGTAGATGCATCTATATTAAAAGTTGCTGCAGATCCAACTATGACTTGATCCGTTACTGTCAAAATACCAACTACAGCACCATTACCAGCTAGATCACCACTTAATGAACCAGAAATGTTAATATTATAAGTTCCAGAAAGTCTATCTGTTCCAATTGTTCCAGAAGTAATATTCCCTGCATTAATATCAGATAATTGAGATCCATCACCATAATAAGTGATAATGCCATCATATGCAGTAATAATACCGGAGGAAATATTAACAAAATTAGTTGTTCCAATACCAACAGATGCTAATCCAGCAATTCTAATTTCATCTTCAATATAAACTTTTCCTCTAACGTCTAACTTTTCTCTAGGAGTTGTAGATCCAATACCAACTCTATTCGTATTAAAGTCAAAATTAAATTCATTAGATCCCCCAATAACACCAATAGCATTATGGAATTGAATATTTTTTGGAGATCCTCCAGCAGTAGAAACACCTACAGCAGGAACACCACTCCATGTCCATCCACCAGCACCATCTGCAACAGGAACTTGAGAAACTGCACCAGAATTATTACCAACATCATATAATCCACCACGAATTCTTGCATCCCCATCAACATCAAGTTTTGCTGTTGGTAAAGTCATACCAATACCAACATTATCATTCAAGTTGAAAATATTTCCAACATCATCACCTTGCCAATATAAATTGATTGATCTTGAGGCAATTCTACTAGTGCTAAAAGCAACTACTTCTAATCTATCTGTTGATGCTGCTCCAACATTTAAAACAATTGTTGTTCCACTTGTTCCAACATAATCATTACTCGATAATTTAACACCATTTAAGAAAACATCTACTAATCCAGGAGCATAAGTAACATTAAAAGTTGTCTGACCAGCACCAGCAGAGAATTCAGTTACTTGACGAAGATCTTCATTGACAAACCAATCAACGTTTCCATTTCCATCAGACTGTAAGAAAGAATTAGATACTCCATCATATTCTGGGAAAGTATATGGATCTGTAGAAAGACCAACAGTAAGATATGTTGTTGTAGTATATCCTGTAATATTTAAATTACCATCAATAGCAACATCACCTACAACATCCAGAGTTGCTTCTGGATTTGTAGTTCCGATACCTATTTGATTTTCTGCTGATTGCAAATAAAATGTTTCATTATCAAAATTAATATCTCCACCAGTAACATTTAATCCTGCTTGCATCTCTACAGGATTATTCAAGAAAGTTGCAAATCCTGTTACATATAAATTAGTAACAGCAACTCCAGCAAATGTTCCTTGTTCAGATGTTACTTCTTCTTGTATGTTTTGACCACCAACATCTAATGCTCCAGTGATATTAACATTTCCACGAATATCTATAATATATCCAGAAGTAGTATCAAAAGCAGTAGTTCCAATACCTATTGCCGATCCATCAGAAGGAAGAACAATATCAATATCTTGATTAAAAGAAGTATCTCCACTAAAAGTAGAAAAACCACTAAAAGTAGAAACTCCACTTACAATTAAATTGTTAGTAGTAGTAATTCCAGATACACCAAGAGTTGTTATCGTTGCAACACCAGATACATTTAAATCATCAAGTTCCGTTTGACCATTAACATCTAGTTTTCCTACTGGTGTTAAACTTCCAATTCCAGTATTTCCATTAGAATCAACTACAAATTCAGATCCAACTTGAAGTTGTTGTGTCGGGTTTGTAGTTCCCAATCCAACATTATTAAAAAATACTGATGATCCACCAATTTGTGCTTGGTTTCCCATAGTATCATCATTATCAGATTCATAATAAAGTAATGCAGGGGTATTTTCAGTTACTACGATTTCAGTATAAGCACCACTATTTCCAGGTGTTCCAGTAACTGTAACATCCGTAGAATACTCTATACTTCTAGCAGAATCTGTATAGAATCTTAGAGTATGATTAGTATTTGAAGGATCCTCCTGAATAAATCTATAAGTTTTGCCAGAAACAAAAGTTAAATAAGGAGATTCTTTTCCATTTATAAAGTATGTAATTGGTGACCCCACACCATCAAATCTATTTTCACTTGTTTTTGTGTCAGTAATTACTGCAAATTCAATACGAGGATTTTCATGAAGTTCTGCAAAGTAACTTCCAACATATCTTTGAGTATTTGCGAATCCAACTAATCCAACAAAAGTAGATACACCAGATACATTTAAGTTGTCAAGTTCAGTATGACCATCAACGTCTAAATTTCCATTAGCGTCAATATCGCCAGTGAATGTAGAGGCAGCAGATACATTTAAAGTGTCTAATTCAGTATGCCCAAATACATCTAGTTCAGCATTTGGATTTGTAGTTCCAATACCAACATCAGAATTAGATGTAACTACAAAAAGTTCACCTACTTGAAATCGTTGTTTTGGATTTGCTGTCGCAATACCTAAATTAGCATCAACAAAAACAGTATCGCCAAAAGTAGATACGCCAGATACATTTAAGTTATCAAGTTCAGTATGACCAACTACATCAAGAGTTCCTACTGGATTTGTAGTTCCAATTCCAACCGTAGTTAATGTTGATAATCCAGTTATATTAAGTTGTTGCGATTCTAAAGTTCCGTATACAGTTGCACCAAAACTTGTAGTCGAAACTTTTTCAACATTATTATAGTATAAAGTAACACCAGCACCAGAATTTGCAGTAAGCAAATAATCTGTAGATGCCAAACCAATTAATTGAATTGGATCTCCATAAATTGATACCGTGGAGATTCCGTAAATATTCTGATTTACATAAACGTCATTGAAGAATGAAGATATTCCAGAAAAAGTGGAAAGACCAGATACATTTAAATCATCAAGTTCCGTTTGACCATTGACATCTAAAACCGCCGTTGGATTTGTAGTTCCGATTCCAACCGTAGTTAATGATGATATTCCACTTATATTTAAATTAGTTGTCTGTAAAGTATCATAAACAGTTACTCCATATCCAGTGGTTTCAAACTTTCTAGAATTCCTATAGTAAAGGTAAGAACCATTTGTATAACCAAATCCAGCTATAGTAGAAGAAGCAGAACCAATTATTAAATCGTAAGGATTGCTTTCACTTATCTGAATATAATTTTCAGATCCACCATGAAATATTGCTAACTCATTAGAATCGCCAAAATAAATTCCAGCACTATCTGGATAATAACTAAATGAATTATGATAAACTGAACTTTGAAAAGTAGATAATCCAGTAAAAGTTGATAGCCCACCAACAGATAGAGACCCAAGATTTGCTGACGAATCTACTGATAAATCAATAGATGTTAAAATTCCAGAAATTTCAGCATTTCCGCGAATATCTAACGCTGCTTTTGGGTCAAAGATTGTTTGACCAATTCCTACTAAACCGACAACTTCTAATACCTTTTCACTGCCAGTTTCGCCAACAATACCAATTTTTTGCTGCTGCTGTCTGCCGCTAAGGAATCTAATTGGAGCTACCATTTCTTATATTAGAGATTAGAGGTTTCTAGAATACTTGTCAAAAACTTGAGTTCACCAGCAAAATTATCACCAACAATTGTTAACACATCTCCTGTTTCAACAACTAATTTTCCAGGAAGAAGATTAGCAGTATCACTAGATGGTATTGCTAAATTTTTTACAATTTCAGTGTCTACTCCATCACGACGATGACCAAAACTAATACTACTGGTAGATCCACCAGTATTAGTTACTTGTGCCAAAAGAACTACTCCAGTATATCCTACTGGTGCAGTATAAATTCCGACTGTACTTGTTCCCACAACAGACGTAACTGTCTGGAATACGTTAACTGCTGCTGCTGCAATTGCCATTATTCATTACCTCCTAATGCTAGAATAAATGGGGTTACCTGTGTAAATAAACTCTTCACATAATCAGCACCGGAAATAGATCCTGTTTGCTGATCAATTACAACTCCATCACCAATTCTAAAGTTACCTGCTTGATCTGTGCTTGTATATGCAATATCACCACCGTCAAGTTTAATTACTTCATTTTCTTGAATTGTAACTCCACCTCTAGATGGATATGCAGTTTCAATAGTATTTCCAGCACCAATATATTGGAAAGAATGAGAGCTTACAATCTGGAAACTCTGTCGAGAAAAATATGCCGTTGTTCCTGCACTTACTTCATTATTTAGAGTCTGAACTAAAGTGACTGTAGTGATACCAGATGATGGTAAAGTAGCAGAATCAATAGCATAATAAATTGGTTGAACTCTAGCAGAAAGAGATGCTGGAGTAGAGGGGCTTCCACCACTTACAAAGACATTTGGCGTTCCAATATATTGAGATCCTGCAGCAAGAATCGTAATTCCATTAACAGAACCAGAAGCATCTATTGTTGCAGTTGCTTGAGCCTGAATTGCAATTCCAGGACCAGTAGGAGCATCAATAGTTATAGTTGGTGGAGTGCTATATCCAGAACCTGGATCATCAATGACAATTTCACTAACAACATTATAAATTTGATCAAAATAAACTGCTTGACCTTGATATGGGCGATTATCACCAACACCAGTTAAAACAACTTCAGCAGTGCTAACAGGCGCCGTTATAGTTGCTTCAGCAGTATAACGATCAGAGCACTTACTTGTTTGATCACCAACTCCTTGAGAAACTAATCCTCTTACTCCAAAAGAAGAGTTTGAGTTTGTTAAATCGCATTGACCACCTTGACCAGAATAAATTGCAGTATCATCACAAATAGTGAAAATAGAAACCAACTGACAATAAGCACCATTGGTAACTGATACTCCAATTCCACCCTGATTAAATTGAGTATATGAATCAACGTTATAAGAACCTTGAACACCTATATTATTGATTAAATCTCCTTCATCAGCATTGAACCCATCAACTTTAGATCCAATACTCTTTGGAATAAAGTTGGTGCAGTTACGAACATACGGACCCTTGGTAATTACTCCAACACCAGATCCAAATGGAGGGTATATTTTTCCTCCACTTACATAAGTATGAACAATTGTGCTAACACCAACATTTACAACAACTTGATCAGTTGATGATTCTATTACTTTAAATTTATAACCATTATTTCCTGAAGGGAATAGTGTAGAAGTAACTCCAACATATATTGGATCACAGGAAAACTCAAGATCTCTTAATTCTATAAACTGCCCAATTTTTGCACTTAAACCAGTAGCAGTAATTGTAGCAATTCCACTAGCATTATCATAAGTAGCTGAAGATACATCTAACGATCTATCAATAATAAATCCACCACTTACATAAGTATGATCTAGAGTAGACATTCCTACTTGAACAGCAAGTGTTCCATCGGCATTAATTCTTTCAATTGAAAATTCATATCCATAAGCGCCTGATGGGAACAATCCTGTGGTTGTTCCAATTCCAGATCCAGAGTCACAAGAGAACACTAAATCTCTTAATTCAATTCTATCACCAGATCTATAATCAGAAGCATTTGATAACGATAAATCAACAATTCCTGTTAATTTATTATATGTTGCTCCAGTAATCTCGTCTTTATTTGAAGTTCCAGATCCAGAATTTCCAGGGTATGTTGTAGTAAATCCTGTTGTCGCAGGTAATCCATCCACACCATTTTGTATAATTCCTGTAACAATACCGACACAGGTATAAATTGCAGATACGACGTTTCTACAACCATTAACTCCATTATTAAATCCAGTCAAGTAATCTGGTTGAATTGATAAATCCTTTACTTGTGTATATGTTGTTTGATAATTTTGCTTTAAAGTTGCTGTTCCACCACTTACATAAGTGTGATCTATCGTTGATACACCAACAATTACTTCAAAACTATTAGCAGGTAAACTTAAAACTGAATGTACCGGGAAAGTATCGCCAAATGTTCCATCAGGAAATATTGTGGTCGTAATACCAGATCCTCCAGGACAAGTAAATTCTAACCCTTCTAATTCTATTGCATTTCCTTTTAGAAAACCATTTTCACCATCAGTAGTTACAGTTAATATACCAGTTGTCTTATCATATTGTGCCAATGAAATATTAACAGAATCATTACTTCCTTTCGAAGATGCCCAAGTAGCATTGTTAATAATTGATCTAACAATTTGTCTAGAATGCATAAATGCATCAATTGTTGTTGCACCAAAACCAACAATGTGATCTAAATTACCATTTATATCAAAATATGATTTTCCTGCACCAATACATTTAGAATTTCCACCTCTAGTAATATCATGACATATTGCTCGATAAACATCCTTAATATCATCAGCACAATTTGTAGAATCAATATTAATTGCAGGATTTTTATAATCCGTGCTTGTAATATATCCTACAGTCTCTTGAGCAATAAAATCTAGATTTTCTCGTATTAATCTAGCAGCATCAAAAAATCTATCAGTCGAAACTCCAGCAAGTGGTCTATATGATACTACAGCAGCTCCATCACTAGCTTCTCCACCAACAAAACTTATGTCAGTTACATGACATCCTTCACCGACATAAAATAAATCTTGGTTAAGATATCTAGGAGTAACTAAACAACGGCGAAGTTCTGCTCCCTCAACAGAAACATTATCAGGCAAATAAATTGGATTATTTTCTACATAAGTTCCAGGATAAACCTTAATCGTATCACCAGGTAATGCAATTGTTGATGCAGATTTTATGGATGCTTTTGCATCAGCATCACTCAATCCAGTATTACCATCATCACCATTTGAGGTTACATATATTGTCTTGCCTACATTATTTCCACCGCCAACTTCAATAATTCTAGTTCCAACACCAACACTTCCTTGATCTTGTTTAAAAAACAGTTTACCATCATAGAAGTTTACAGCTAACTCGCCTAGCTGGAGTTGATCTACAGTTGGTTTTTTTCCAGGTACGGCTGACCTTTTTATCCGAATCGGAGTTGCCATTTATTATAATCGGTATTTACCAGAAACAACAGTATATACTGCCTTTGATTTATTTATAAAACATCAACTGGCATTATTTCTTCTTTTACGATACATATAGAGATTTGTTGGTGGATCTGGTTTCATCCATTCTTTTATTTTCTCATACCTTTCAATGCTAAAAAACTCCTGAGAAAAATACCATTCTTCCCAAGGAGTATGACCTTTATCCTGATTACAATCGTGACAAGCACATACAACATTTCGAGTAAAATCAGTTCCACCTTTTGATCTTGGAACTACATGATCAATAGTAAGTTGTTCATTATCTCCACAATAGGCGCATTGATTATCCCACTTATCTTTTATCTTTCGTCTCCACATTCGCTTTGCCTCTCCTGGACTTGTTGTATCTAAGTTGAAGAGGTAGTGCTGAGGTGAATGTGGAATTTGCATAAAATCTTGCGACTTGCAACTATTTAGATCATATTATTATACTTTCGTAACAACTACCTGACCATCAATATTCCAATCCGTAGTATATTGAGAACTTGAAGTGCTAGATGCTGCTGGAGTTATATAAGATCCACCAGCACCACCTTTCGCTAAGGAACCGCAAGTGCATGAAGGAAGACCGCCTCCGGCGCCACCACTATATCCGCCACCACCTCCACCACTAAATTGCCCACTAGCTCCACCACCACCAAAACCACCATTTCTATTATTAGTTCCACCATTAGCGCCATTTGTAAAAGAAGCTCCACCATTGCCACCTGCATTACCACCATTTCCACTATATCCTCCTCCTCCACCACCACCAGCAACACATCCATATGTACCAGAGTTTGCTCCGGTACCACCACCACCACTAGTTCCCCCAGGAACAGTATTTGAACCAGGAGCAGTAGAACCATTTTCACTGTTTTGTGCATCAGCGAGGGTAGAGTTGTATGTTGCACCTCCTGCACCACCTCCAGCTACAAATAAAACAGTTGTTCCAGTAACAACAAAGGTTCCACCACCTCCACCACCGCTAGACCCAGAACAATTTGAAGTTCCATTACTATCATCTCCTTGTTGACCCACAGCAATTTTGATGACATCATTTTTCAATAAACTAACTGTTCCTGATACTACGCGAGGGTATCCTCCTCTATTATTAGCATTGCCGGTTGTATATCCTCTACCACCACCAGCACCTCTTACAGAAAATGTATAATCAGCAGTTTCTGGAACAGTCCACTCCTGAATTCCTTGAGTTGTCATATTGAAATATGCAGTATTAGAAGCCCAAGTTGTAGAACTATATGCAGATGTACAATTAGCTAAAGTAGGACCAGTTCTACCAGTAGCAGAGCAATTGGTAAATGTATGACTAGTAAAACTATATAATGGAGGATCTAAACTTGGAGCAGTTAAAGTAGCTTCAGGGTATCTATTTTTTGTTGCTACGTAATTCGTATAAACTTCATTCGCATCTAATGCTCGATTATAAACAGCAAACTGAGATACATATCCTGCAGTATATCTTGGTGATGCAATTAAACTTGTTGGCGATGTTGCCATCATCGTAAAATGCAAAATATTCGTGCTAGGAGATGTTCTACCGTAAGATTGTTCACCATAAAGAATTCCATTAATATATGCTCGGCATGTTGTATCATCATGCGTTAATACAAGATTGTACCATTGATTGAATTGCTGAGCAGTAGAACTTATTGTTTGCCAAGTAGCTCCAGATCCCCAAGTTCTAAACTTAAATGTTCCGTCAGTTTCTAATCCAATCCAAGTATCATACCAAGAACCAGTTAAAGCAGGATATTGACCTCTTTCAGCAACAATATCTCCACTTGTAGTTGGATACACCCAAATTGATACTGTTACAGCATCAGTTGGAAATTGACTATCAATATTTGTAGTGTTTGACCACGCATAATCATTTGAACCATCAAAAATTAAATATCCTCCGTTATTAGTGCTATAAGTAGGACCGTTTACTAAACTACCATTAAAACTATTAACAGCATCATTCCAAGTTGTTCCAGATCCAGAGTATGAATCTGTCGCACCCGCATCAAGATTAAGGATTAATCCACTAGAAATTAAACCATTTGCGGCAATGTAATTTCTACCTCCTTCCGTTCCTGTTGCCCACCATTTTGCTGGCCCAAATGCTTGTCCCATTAGATTCCATACCTCCCTCGCATTACGTTAAAATTGTGCGTTATTTCTGTTGCAGATAATTCTCTATTATATAAATGCAAAACACCTATTCTTCCCCTATGATAATTACTACCACCTGAAAATCCAATATATTTTGCTCCATTAGGAGTTCCTATTGTTTGTGTTAAACCAGTTCCACTGTGCCACAAAGTTCCATCCAAATAAATTTTCATCTGACCAGTTGAGGCATTTTTGGTAAATACCCAATTATGCCATCCTTGATATTCTGATGAAGAAACATTTTTAGATATTCTATTATAAGTGCTAGAACCATTTCCCGCATCAAAATAAACATTACTATCACTCCAAGGCAAATGAACATTAAGAACTCTAATGCCAGAAGAACTCTCTAGATAAATAATGGAACTCTGTCTCAAATCAACTCCATAATTCCATGCAGAAAAAGTAAGTTCAACTCCAACTATGTCAGGGTCTGATGATAAAGTAATAAAATTGTTACTTCCATTAAAATCAAAATAATTTGCTATCTTTGTTTCAGTTGGAGTTCCAGATTGAATATAGGAACTATATCCATTAATAGAATTATCACTAAAAGGAGCTGCTTGACCAATCAAAAATGTAGTATATGCATCTGCTTCAAGAGGACCTTGTGGCGGTGTAAATCCAGAAGCAGTATATCTAGCAATACCTCTAGACATTCTAAGATTACTCACCAATCCAATATGCCAAAACGCACTGGGATTAAGAAAATTACCAAGACTTACATCACCACCAGCAGTTGTATAATTCGTAGAATCTGTAACAGTAGTTCCTTGCTGTGTTCCGTTATAAAATAATTTTAAATTAGTTCCTTCTCTAGTGAATGCAACATGTGTCCATACATTATTAGAAGGACCAGATACATTAAAATTATATGAACTGTTTTGCCATGAAGTTTTTCCATTACCAAGTTCAATATTCCATACGGAAGTAGACATAAATCTACTGTAGAAATTATTATGTTGATTATAAATCCAAAACTCTACAGTAAAATCTTCTGTTCCAAATGCTGCAGCATATGACGCATCAGTATAATTTATGGAAGAAGAACCATTTAATCCAATGTAATTTGTAGTATGAGCACCAACAAATGTTGCTCCATTTATAGTTCCATCATTACCACCACCAACATCTGACCAAATAGATCCAGTTCCACCATAAGATTTTGGTGATTCTGCATCAAAACAAGCTACTATTCCATCACCAAATATTGCGTTATTATAAAAAGTCGCCATTAACCTTTATATTTTTCTTTATTTATCTAATGCTAAGGTCAATCCAATATTCTTCCAATCATTATCAAAAATTTCCAAACCCTTATCAGTCAGAATGTGATCATACATTTGATCAAAGATTTTTGGCGGCATTGTAACAGTAGATGCACCATTATACCAAGACCTTACTGCTCTCTGAACACTACGAATCGAAGCAGCAAGAACTTCTGTCGGAGCACCCTGAATACGATAAAGTTCTGAGATAGAACGAACTACCTCAAGACCAGCAACAGACTGATCATCAAGTCTTCCGACAAAAGGAGACACATACTTTGCTCCTGCTCTAGTGGCAAGAACTGCCTGAGCGGTACAGAAAATAAGAGTTACATTAACATTAATACCAGCATCACTCAATCTCTTACATGCTCCAATTCCTTGTCTTGTGCAAGGAACTTTCACAGTCGTGCATAAACCAAACTTTTCAAAAAGTCTCATCCCCTCTTCTTCCATTTGTTGTTGAGTTCCAACAACCTCCATACTGATATCTCGAATGCCAATCTCTTTGATCTCTTCATATACATCATCAGGTTTTCTACCACTCTTCATAATCAAAGAAGGATTTGTTGTCACGCCATCAATAAGTCCAGTTTGATAGTAGTGACGAATCTCACGAGTATCAGCAGTATCCAGAAAAATTTTCATGTTGTTTGAATATCTCTCTTATATATCTCTACAATAATAACACGATCAGCACAGGAAGTGCAATTGTTGCCATTCCAATAAAATACCCCGCCATCGTTGTGATGACGGGGCGAATACTACCAGGATTCATTTACTCTCCGTATTTTCAGTATTTAGTTTGTAAGCATTCCAAGTAACATAATACCAAAACAGAATATTGTAAAGATCATAATACCTATGCCAGCAACATAGACCCACTTTGGTATTGGTTCTGGATCATTGTGCATTGTTTTCTTTCACAACATGTTCCCAAGCCTTTAAGAATTTATTATCCCAGTTATTACAATAAGGAGAATAGAAAGCATTCAGTGCAGCAGTGGTATCAACAATGCGTTGTGTGTCGTTAGTATCTACTGCTTCTTGTAGTTGGTCAAGAAGAAATGAGAATGTAGTAATTTGACTGAATGCTTCTTCAAGATCATTCATTACCTGCCATGTTTTGTCAGTCATTGTTCTCCAATGCTTCCTTGAGTGCTTCAGTTACAGTCTCTTTGAATGAAGAACGAGGAATGAAACATTCATCATCGTCAGTCTTATACTCTGGATACTTGTCTTTGAATGTATACTCTACATCATACAGAAGAGACTGTGTGATGTCATTGATAGTTTCAAGTGTTTGTCCTTGGAGTTGATCCCAGTTGTATCCAGGAAACATATCATCCTTCACACGATCCAGCAATGCTTTCTTACAATGCCAACGTGAATCAAACAGCATAGTGAATACTTCCCAATCTTCTTGGGATTTGAAATTAGGAATTGTCATTTGTTACAATCGGGATGAGGTTGAGGTAGTGTGGTACAAATGCGTTGAATACATTGCATTTGTCGATTATTGTCGGATTTATAGACTATCTTCATCATGGCAA